TCTCTCCACCATCAAAATAAACTTGTAAGACAGCTAGCAGTTTTACTGACAGCCATAGTGTTATAATTAAATAAGCTGAGATAGGCCTTACAGTAGAACTTAATGTAACTGCCCAGGTACTAGCTTTCTGAGTTAAAGTTTGTGCATGAGCATAAACACCAGCGACTTCTGCTGTATCTGTTTTTGCTTCTTCTTCTTTAACTTTATACTTGGCACGCATCTCCAGCATTTTTAGCTGATGAGAATTTTGCTGTTTCGTTTTCCACACATCGATGAGACTCGGAATTGTAGAGCTGGCGAAGCCAAGAAGGCTTCCAAGAATACTAAAAATCTTACTACTCTTCGCTGTCTGTTGTTTCGATTTGAATTGAAATATTCTGCCCTTGTGGGATTGTACTTGATACTTGTATATGTGAGCTTGCACATCCTACAACAAAAAATCCACAAAGAATTATTGATAAAAATAATTTCATATTAATCTCCTATACTGATTGTACTATTACTAAAATTGTTCCGCCTATTACTGAAAACAAAGTTGCAAAAAGTAGATACTCAAGTCTCTTAACTCTATGTAGGGTTTCATGACTAAGGATCTCACATGTTTGTTGGTGAGATCTTAAAGCCTGTTCTATAACGGCTATCTTTTTATCTACATCTGCAATTGTTGTTCTAGGCATTATTCTTCTTCCGTCTCTTCAATTTCACCTGACGGATGAATTGTTATAATCTTACCACTTTGATATTTAATTACTTTTGTTACAGGCTCATTTGTATATTCTTCATTTTCATCTAAAGTAGGATCGCCTTCTTCATATGAAATAATAAATTCTGGATTTAAACTATATCCATCCCCTGGAGTATATATATATTTAAAGCCTTCAAAATCGTCTGGTAATGCATGTTCTGGGTTTTCATATATTGTTGAGTTGTCCAAATTTAGATCATTATAAAAAAAGAAAAATTGTTCTGTACCTTCAGTATTTCCTCTTAGCCCAATCTTTCTATTACCACCTTCATCCGTATACTCTTCCATTATAATGCCTTCCTCGGCATTACAAATAACTGCGTTATCCTCATTCGTAACTAATATTGTAGTCATAATAATCTCCTATAAGAACTCTGGTTTAGTTGGTAAATCGACATTTGGAAAATCTTCCTCTTCTGGTAGATCTCTTAATGATTGTCGATAGGTAACAATCTCTTCTTTTTGTTCGGCAGTAAATGGAGTATCACTTGCCATAGTCCAATCAGTTTGTTCTAAAGCAATATTTCTAGTATGCCTTTTTAATTGAATATCGACTTCTCTCTCTGCTTCTTCATCGATAGTGTTATCGACTTCGATTTCTATCCAATCATTTAATGTGCCATCATAAACTTTTTTTAATTCCATTTTTTCACCTATTTAGTTATTGCGTATAGCAAGAATATGCCCTCAGTATATGAACCGCTATTAGGGCAAATATAAAATGAATCAGCATAATTTGTTGTGGTCTGATTGTTATTAGCCCCAAAATGTCCAAACTCATAACTTGTATGACTGTTATTGGTATCAAACCTCACCCATGCTTCATACCAATAAGAAGCATTAACCTTATTGTTTTCATAAACCATTTTGCCAAAATTGGATGGGCTATAACCGTTGCCTGTACTATCCATTGTTTTACCATTTAATTGAGAAAGTGGCATATTTTGTCCCTGATGATAGCCTAGTCGTAAATAGCCACTACCTTCATTAAAGGATTGAGATGAGTTAGATCCAGATTGATTATACCAAAGGTTTCCATAGAATGTACTATTAAGGACTGTTGATCCACTATTGTAAGGTTTGCATTGTATTTGATAACTATTATTAGTTGATAGCATTACACCATACCATTCTAATACATATGCTCTTATATCATCTGCATTAATGTTGGCTGGTTTTGAAAGTGTAAAGTTAGAACCTACACCAGCATCATTTTGTAAATCAACAGCTCCACAAAATATCTTGGAACTATCTTGTGAAACAGATCCTCCACCACCTGAGACATCATGCGATGGTAATCGAACATTTGTTGTTCCTAAAGCTTCTCCAACAAACGGATTGTCTGGATCATTATAAATAGTTGCGTCTGGAGTTGTGTTAGTAACTATAGCTCCTGTAGAGGAAACATATAATTTTGTTCCATCAGTAAGCCCTGTCTGGTTTTGATCAATACTTTCACTCTTAAACGGTAGTACAGAGATAGTATCACCAGCAGTACCAGCCTTTTGTGCATAACCAAATGCCAGGGATTTGTTTGTTGTGTTTGTTGTCAAGGTATGTGGAATATTACCAGAGCTGTAATGACCACTAGTAAACTCAATAGACCTTGATGTAACTGTATTTTGGTTTTGTCTGTGTAATTGAAGCCATTTACCAGCATTAGCATCATTAATGCCTGTAATAGACATTGTATCTACCATAGCTAAAAAATTACCAAACTGATACGCATCAGATAATCCACCGCCATTTACTGTAGTTTCAACAGAAATGGTATTTCCGTCTGGCTCATAATAGTTTAAATGCTGTCTAAAGCCATTAAAATATGCATAAAAATAAAATGGAGATAAATACCTATCATTAAGGTAATCATAAATAAAATGTTGTGCTGGACCAGCCGTAGCAAATGTAGAGCCACCTGAGATAGAATGAACTTCGCTTACAGTTAAAGACGATGCTCCCATGACAATACACACGGTTCTCCAAAAATTTGTACTACTGTATTTGTGCATATAAGAAAAAATTACTCTGCCCTTACCATCAGCTTTTTTAAATTGAACATCCCAATAACTATTATTATCAAATGTTCCATTACTATTTGCTGTCGTTAACTGTTCTGTATACATAGGATTCCATGTATAGGAGTTAGCATTTCCTGTGTTCTCCCAAGCAGTAAATCTATTTCTTCGATTTGTGTCTAACCAAAAAACACCTACCCTATCGGTAGTATAATCATACATAATTCTAACAGGCCTATCCTGGCTAGTAAGTTGAGCATCATTTCCATTTATTGTGTTAACAGTAGAAGTACCTAAATCTGATATATTATACGCACTTCCAGTCCAATTAAGTCTTTTTGCAGATATTACAAATCGTGAATTATAAGGCCATCCATAATAGATATAATGATAACCAGCAGTAACAAAATCAACATTGTCTGTAGTCATGCTTTTAACAGAACTATCGGCTGTAAAGAAATCATCACCACTAGCCTGTCCATCATTTCTATTTATTAATTTTCTCCTTGGATATAAGTTTACAACATTGTTAGCATCAATAGTAAATGGAGTTACATAATACATATTGTTACCAGCACTATGTCTATAATGCCACATTATTAACCAAGTACCACCAGCAGAGCTGTTCATGTTTTTATGCCATCTTAAATAATGCTGTGCTGTTGGTGATGTCCAATTACTTCCTGTTCCTTCAAAAGCTGTTCCTGTAACCTGAGTATTATTTGGACTAGAAATGACATAAGCACCTGATGGAATTGACCATGTAGAAGATGCTGAGTCATAGTTAAATATTATTATGTGTGTACGACTAGACTTCCCTCTATAAATAAAACAATATCTACCTGAATCGTTAGCACACCCCATAGTTGCTGTTGGGTATTCAGCATAATAACTACTATCACCAATCTGACCACTACCGCTTGGAACAGCCGTACTAGTTGAAGATTGTCCTAATGATAAATTTTGAGTTGTTGTTGTTTTTTTAACTTTCTTAGTTTCTCCATTGGCTTCTTTTGTTACAATATTACCAAGGGCAATAGAGTCTGATCCAGCTCCAACAACCATATCAATGGCATCAGTACCAGAAGATAACCCTGTTAGGTTTTCACCACTAACGGCTGGTAGTTTTGCATTACCATCTAACTGAACAACATTATTTGCACTTGTGCCAACATTTAAAGTTGATGCTGTTCCAAGACCTAAGTTGGTCCTTGATGTGCTTACATTAGCTACATCAGATAAGTTGTTATTTTGAGACATAAAGCCACCAGCACTAAAGGAAGCTTGTCCCCAGGCAGATCCACTCCAAACATAAAGCTCATCATTGGATGAGTTAAAATATAATGTACCTTCATAGGAAGCATCAAGAGTAACACCATCATTGTCTGTTGTTGGAGCAGAGCTTTTAGATCCTAGATATTGTTTTTCAAAGTTGGTTAAAGTTGTCGCACTTGATGTCGCAGAATTTGCGGAAGCTGTAGCGGAATTAGCCGAAGCTGTAGCAGAGTTAGAAGCATTGGTTTCTGATGTACTAGCATTTGTTTCGCTGGTCGCACTAGCTGTCGCAGAATTAGCTGAAGCCGTAGCTGAGTTAGCAGAAGCTGTTGCTGAGTTAGCTGATGCTGTCGCTGAGTTAGATGCATTAGTCGCACTTGTCGTTGCTGATTCTGCATCTACCAGAAGATCCCATTTAGCTGAATCAGTATTAGTAGTTAAAGGCTGAGATCCAGAGGATGTGTGAGCTGTCTTACATTGGAAAATATTATTTGTTGAAGTGTCTTTAACAATGTCTCTTTCTGAATATGCAGTAGCAGTAGCCCAATTGCCTTTGTTACTTCCTACCGTTGTTGCAATATTAATGTCACCAGAAGAGTCAAAAGCAAATAATTTGTTAGCTCTGTCTGTGGCATCATTAGTAAATTCAGTTGAGGAAATAGTGTTTGAAACAGAAGCCTTGATAGATCTATCGACTTCTTCCTGGAGCTGTTGAACATGCATTGTTAATCTGTCCAGGCCTTGCTCATGGCTCTCGGCTGGGAAAGGATCGTTTTCAACATAATCATGGGTTTGAGTTAAAGGCACTACTCTTTGAAGAATTACTGTTTCAGTATTTGTAGGAATGTTTCCAGCAGTAAAGGTTACAGATCCGCCTGAGTTAGATCCAGCTCCAGCAACAGTATAATGAGTAGTAATAGTTTTAAGTGTTT